AACTTCTGTTGAAACGCTTTTTACGAGGAGACAATCACGGAGAGTTGTTATTTCATCAAGAATCGGGACCAGGACCATGCAATAAAAAGATGAAAGAATTCGGATTTAAAAGTCCCCCAACATTTCTTATCACGTTTTCAATTAGATGGCGGACCGATGATGATAAACACATATCACATTCTTTTCACTATAAGAAATGCACTCAAAATTAATTAGATTAATAGATTATAAAAGTTTTGTCCATGATTCATTCTTATTTGTATTTCTAATGCAGACTTATTAGGATATTTTTCAAAAATTTTAGGAGTGTATCTACCAGATACACTATTATAAACACTATCAGACATTATAGGTATTTTAAATTTATCGTATATAAAGGCTATCAACAGAAACGATTCCTTTGAGAACCAATGATTCAACTTTTGATGCATTAATTGCCAGTTGATTTTTACCCAAAATAAGAGCAACTTTTTCCAAAATTCTGCTAATAGACGCAACTTTAATCATATCATTAACAAAGTTTCCTTCAAAAGATGGTAAACTCAGTTCGCCAAATGATTTACCATTCACCCAATCATAAGTAACATCTAATAATTCACAATTTACTGACCAACAATATTTTGAATAAATTTTTCTCTTGGAGAAATCATGTTCTATATTAATTGCTAAATTTTTGAATATATCAATAAATTCAGTATAATGTGTACTAATGATGTTGTCGCAACAGTTGTCATCATTTTTTTCAATAAATAATGTCAGTAAAACTGCAAGGTCTTCTGATGTTAATTCATCAAAATGACCCCCCATTAACAATTCGCTCATTAATATTTCATTACAGTCACTAATATGACTTGCAATAATTCCTTTTTTAGTTAAATGACTTGCATTTAAGTTATTTATATTATCAGATGTAATATAATCCATATCTTTCAAGAACGATAATATTTTGTTTAATTCAATAGATAAAATATTTCGATAAAATCTAAGGTCATCGTCTAAATTTAATTTTACTTTGAAATTTTTTTTATTTTTTTCATAGAATTTGATTTCTTCTTGTGAAAGTTTCTTTTTCAATACATTAATTTTATTATCAACAATTTTTCGTTGTTTATGTCCATATGAAATATAAGAATTATATAAATCATCTTCTAAATAAAACATTTCAAGAAAAATTTCTTTATTTGTATCAGAAAAAATAAAATCTAATTTATCTATTTTTTTTTTAATATCATTGATATGATCATTTATTTCTTTGTTTAATAACGATTTTGATAATATTTCTCTAATATTTGATATAGTTGAACATAATATTTTCAAAATAATGTGGAATTTAAGAAAAAATTGGGATTCAATCTTCTTTTTTTTTCCAAACATAATTTCTTTTATATCATATTCAGGAATTCTAAATAGATTAATTAATTGAATAATTAATCCATGATCGTCAGGTCCCCTTCTCCCCGCTCTTTCACAAATATGAATATACTCATGTGCTTTTAAATATCTTTTTCCATGATTATCAAATTTCATCATATCAGTAATAAGAATTGTTTTAAAATGAAGATTAATTTCAGTAGCAAATAATGCTTTAATAAGTGGCTGGGGATTACCTTTGTCATCTTTATGGTTGCATAATAATTCAACCATTTCTTTAAAGATGGGTAAAATACCAGAATGATGAACAGCAATTCCCTTAACCCATAATGGATAATAGATTTGAAACTGTTTAATATTTTGGTAATTATTTTCCAAAAGCTGTAATTTACTTTTAACTATTTTTTGTTCAAGTGGAGAATTGAGAATAATATTAACATTACTTGCAAATTTATCACATTGTTTTCGTGAAAAACTAAAATATAAAGCAGGGAATAATTTTTTTGTTTGAAGTAGTTCAATTGATTTATTGATAATTCTAATAGGATTTTCACTCATTTTACTAATATTTTTTTTAAGTTTAATACAATCGTTTAAAGTATTTTCATTAAATTGTTTATCTTCATTTAAAATTGTATGAAGTTTTCCATCATATCTATTCATTAATTTTTTTAAAGAAGATGATTTATATGAATCAAAAATCAACATGGTATGTCTCAAAGGTACAACGCTCTTATCAATTGTAAAAATATGTGTTTTTTTTTCTTTAATATTATTCAACCATGTTTGAAAATCATATGGATTTTCCAAGGTAGTTGATAATATAACTAAATTGATATGGTTGGGTAAAAGGATGAAACACTCTTCCCATGTACCACCCCTATCCTCATCACCTATATAATGAACTTCATCAAATATAATATCAGCAACATCTTCATAAATATCAATATATTCGGATTCAGGTTGATATAATAAGTTTTTTAAAAATTCAATAGTAATTAATATTATTTGTGCAGACGGATCGAATTTATTATCACCATTTAAAATAGTAATGGTATATTCTTTAAATTTTGTTTTGAACTCATGAAAATGTTGATTAGAGATTGCTTTATTAGGGACAGTATATAATACTTTTTTACCCTTATATATCGCATCAAATATTGCTGCTTTTGCAACAACAGTTTTACCAGATACACAAACTAATACGTTTTCTTGGCTTACGATGATTTTTTCGGCAGCTTTTAACTGCCAATCACCCAGTTTAAATGAGTATTTTGATGAATACTCTTGTATAATTTCATTATATTGTTCCATTTTAAATTATAATTATTTATTTTTAATACATAATAAATCATTATTTTATCCTTATATATTATCTGGATGCTTACCATTGAATATAACTCAACCAATATAGATTTTAATAAAGAAACAAATATAAAAATGATAGGAGAGGGGACATCAGGAAAAATATACAAATTTAATACAATTCAATCTGTAATTAAAATATTAAAAAATAATTATAGTTTCGAATATAATTTTTATAAACATTTTTTAGATAGAATATTACAGCATGAAATAAATACAAAAATTGGTTATCCAGTTGCATATGGCAATATACATGAATCATTTGATACTTTTACAAATAATAATAAATTTTTAATACTTAATTTTTATAATAAATTAGATATTTTATTGATAGAAGGAGAAACAATGGGCGATAAAGTGTTTAATTTAATTAAACAATTAATCGAAATTGAAATATTTTTGGAAGACAATATAAACTGTATAAATTTAGATATTAAGTTGGCAAATTTGATGATGGATAATAATAATAATATTAAAATTATTGATTTTGGATTAATAAAAGAATTTAATAAAGGAGATATGTTCTATTCTTATAATAATTATTATGTATGGCCCACAAGAAGATGTTATTTGGATTGTGTTCCCTTGTATAGCATTTTTATTCTTGTGTGCAATATATTCATGGATTTATCAGATATTAAAAAAGACAATTCATTTTATTTATTAAAAAAAATCAAAGAAATTATAAATCCATCATACAAACTTAATAATCTTTTGAATTATCTTATATTATTAAAATATGACTCAAAAACAGTCTATAATTTTTTTTTTAACATTTGACTTCTGAATCCAATTTAAATTCATTAACACAATTTAATAATTTTTGAAAAGCACTATCAGTTATTCTGTCAGAATAATTTAAAATACTAACAGATAATTGTGCTCTATTTTTAAAATTTGAAATATCATTTTCAATATTTAATACCATTTTATTATTACAAAATGTAATATTTAATTCATTGGAAATACAATTCATTAATTTAGAAAAATATAAAGAAATTTTTGGATAATCAATTAAATTTTTATCGTAATTTTTTAAAATACTATAAAAGCTATTAATTATTTCTTTGCGATATATATGTTTTTTTTTATACATAGTTATAATTAAATTAATATATTTATCAAGATGTTTATTATCCTCAAAATAACAATACATAGCTGTTTCACATATATTATTTTCATTTTTTAATAAATCACATGCGGTATGTATTGCAACATTGTTTTTAATAAATTCATTAATTAATTCTTTATCATTAATATTAGGTTTCATCACATATGTCAGACTGGGTTTCATAGTGGGTTTCATAGTAGATTTCATAGTAGATTTCATAGTAGATTTCATCACAGATGATGGCAGACTTGTTGTCCATTTTGGACTAACAGGGACGATGCTCGATAATTCTGATATAAAAAAATTTGTTCTACCACACCATTCGTGTTTTTTAATATTGATATTAATTTTTTGTAAATATAATTTTAATTTTGGAAATTTATTATTAAAAATTTTGGAAATATTATATAAACATTCAATATCCTCTTTATAAAGTTTAGTATTTACATAATTATCAAAAATAAAACAAAGTGGTACATCATTAATATGTTTTTTAAAATATAATTTAATAATAAATTCAATAATACTTTGAATTTTTCTTTTTTTTTTATATTGAATATCACCATCTTCATCAATAGTTTCAAACACATGTTCCCTTTCAAGAAATCTATTATGAAATCTTTCTAATAATAAAGTTTTAAAAAAAATATTTTCCATAATATTATCATTAAGATCAGATTTATTTTTAAAAGGACCATATTCAATAATAGTAGTTGTATTTTTAGACCAAAATAAAAGTCCATCGACTTCTTTAATTGTAATCAAATTATAATGAATTTGTTTATTAGACCAAATACTTTTACACAATTCAATAAAAATATCATGATATTTTACATCATATATACATTTTTCAATAACTTCTTCAATAATAATATCAAACATTTCAAATGAAGTATTTTTTAATAATTCAGTAACAAGAGTTGTACAACATATTTTGTAATTTTTTTCTGAAATTTTATTTAAAAGGCCTTTAATTACTTTTTCAACATCATTCTTATTTTTATCTGGTTTCCAAGCATTTTTACCTTTTTCAATCATTTTAATATATTGTCTATTATCGAATTGTTGTTTTGGGAATGTGCTATATCTTTCTGTTAAACTAAATAGCGGTTTTTTTTTATCAATTTTAATAATTTCTTCATACTTTTCAATAAATTTTGATAAAGATGAATCATTCTCATTATAATTGGATAAAAAATTTAAAATATAAATTGGGGTGAACACAATCATTATGTAATATTATATTAGTATCTTTATGGTATTTTAATTTAATTTAATTATAAAATGATTTAATTAACAATATGTCTTGATATTTGATTTAATATTTGTTCAATATAATCAAATACAAATTTTTCATTAATATATTTTTTATAAGTTTTTTCTGCATTTTTAACAATTTTATTAACAGCATTATCATGTGTTTTACACCATTCCATTACTGGGTCTAAATTATCATAGTTTTCATCTATTTCAATATATTCTTTTTTATTTTCTAAAAAATTATCAATCCATAAAGACCATTCACATTTGACTCTTAAAATTAAACTACCCGTATTTAATAAATAACCAAATCTAAATGCAACAGAGTTTCCTTCGACATCAAAAATATATTTATATTTATTTTGTTCTGACATACTCATTGGTTTACTAATCTCAATTTTGGATTTATTTAAATATTGTAACTTATTATCCATTATTTTTATTTTTTTAACTATTTTTGTTATACCAATATTCATATCAGTTCTTCCTTTTGATATTTCATATAATTTTAATCTTTTATTTTTATCTTTTGTAGTATAACATCCTGTGGCACTTCCTCTAAAAACAGCTTTATTAATTTTCTTTGACCATGGAATTTTATTATTTTCCAAATAATGATTTACACACGATGGTGGATAAGTTTTTTTTGTTATTAACATCCAGTCATCGTATGTAGGAATAGGAATGATAGCCGAACCTTTTGTAGTCGAACATCCAAGTATTGGAACAAATTTTTTGAATCTATATTTTTCAGGTAATTTTACACCTTTGCCATATATTTGATAGTTTGGTTCTGTTAAATCTGTATTCAAAAATGGAAAATCTTTACCACTAACAAAAAAATAACAATCAGGAATTGTCCTTTTTTCAACTAATTGTTGAAATAAATCTTTATAAATATTGACAGCCCAATTTGATAAATCACAACAAACGGTTGTTCTAATTAAACATCCTGTTGCTTTCCATTTTTTTTTATCTTTAATTATACAATATGGATTTTTATCTAATTTTTTAAAAATTTTATTAATATTGATATCATCTATTTTATCACTCCAATCATTTACATAGTTAATATTATAAAATGGTACAAACTTTTCTAATTTGTTATTTTTAATCATAATAAATAATTGTGTTCCACCTATTTTATAAAATAAATATTTCAATGTATTTAATAATGCATGCTTATCTATATTTTGATATAATTTATTAAATTTTTTATCTTTTTTAACAGTTGATTTGTTGAAATTTATTGGCAAATCTTGATAAACTTCTTTTATTAATTCACCCCATTCTACACAATATTTTATGTCTGATTTAATACCATGTTTATATTTATAATTTATTTTTTTATTTTTTTCACATTTATCTTTATTAGACATATATTAATATAATAAGTGTGAATAAAATAAAAAATGATAAATATATTAGTATATAGACAATAGAATATAATATAGTATAATGAAATCTATTAAATTTGCTCAAAAACGTGCATATCTTATCACATCCAATAAAACAAAAGAAATTATTCGTTCCCGAATTAATAATATCTTAGACATAGATTTAAATTATAAGAGTTATAAATTACTAAATGATAGTAATTTAACTGATTTACATGACACAATAAATGATTTTTTTTTTAGTCCAGTTACGTTTGGTCAAAAATTTATGTTATTTTTAACAAAAATTAATGGAAAAAATATGAATGCATTTATAAATAAGAAAAAAAAGGATATAATTGTATTGAATATGAAATTTGGAGATGACCTATATAAAAATACATTAATAGATGGAGAGTTATTTAAAAATAATAACGGGAGTTGGTTTTTTCAAACAACAGATGTTTTTTTATATAAAAATAAGAATTTTTTATGCAAAGAATTAATACAGAGATATAATATTTTAAATTACATTGTAAAACATGATTACAAATATAATGAAAAAAAAGATTCATTTTGTTTACATGTACCACTTATAATCAAGTTAAAATATTTTAAAGATTTTCATGATAATCTCAGAAATAATTTAGATTATAAAGTATCGGGTATTGTATTTAAGTTTATTAAAGATATGGAAACCAATGAACAAAAAGATTATGTATATATTTTTCCAGAAAATAGGAAAAATAATAATAATAAAAATGGGAAACAAAAGTGTATATTTTCAGTAAAAGAAACAGACTTACCAGATGTTTATGAGTTATATTGTTTTAATAAGAATAAAAATGTAATTAAATTTGGATGTGCATCTGTACCAAGTTTAGAAATTAGTCAAATGTTAGGAAATGCATTTAAAACAAATAAAAATGAAGAGAAATTATTTGAATGTGAATTTGCAAATAATTTTAAAAAGTTTATTCCAAAGAAACAAATTTACAATCAAGAAATATCATTTTACAATGACGTCAATAAGTTTATTAAATAAAATCATTAAGCATGTTTTATTATAAAAAAATATATATAGATATAATATAAAATATGTCAAAATATTCAAAAAAAATATTTTTGAAAGATCTTAATAAATTAAAAGGTTTAATTAATAATTACAATAGTATGAGAGGCGGTGGATTCGACATGGACCCGTCTGATGCAATTATTCCCGGATTTCCCAAAGTTGTTGGGTATGCAGATGATTGTGCGCCAACAATTTCAGAAATGCAAACAGGTGGGAATATTTTACAACCAATAATTGGAACATTGTGTTCTGTTCTTGCACCAATGGGTAAGAAGGCATTGGCGACTGTTGCAACACTTTTAGCACTTAATGAAATTGGTAAAACACAGAAAGGAGGAGGATTATCGTCTATTTTATCAACTGCTTTAATGCCACTTGGGAAAGAACAGCTTCTTGTATTAGCAAGTTTATTACTTGTTAATTATTTTATGAAACTACATGGAAAGAAAAGCAAACAACAAAAAGGCGGGAGTTTAGGGGCATTAACTACATTGTTAGCACCAGTGGGTACAAACGCATTCACTGTGGCTATGTTATTAACTGTATTATCTAAAACATTGGGACGCAAACATAAAGGTGGCGGTGAAATGCAACAAGGTGGTGCAATTTTAACAAGATTACAGGCATTGCTTATGCCACTTGGGGCAACAAAATTTTCAGTTGCAGCCTTATTAGTTATATTAAATAAGTTGTTTAAAGATAAAGTTTCAAAAAAGCATGGACAAAAAGGGGGGTCAACGGTTATTGCAGAATTATCAGCACTTTTAGCACCAAAAGGTTTAAATGTTTTCTTAACATCTGCAAGTTTGTTAGCACTTGCTAAGAGCAAAAAAAAAAAGAAAAAAAAGAAACAAAGTGGTGGTGGTAGACTGCTTGACTTTTTTGGAATTGGTAAAACTGATAAAACTGATGAAAATGGCGGAACTGAACAAGCTGATCAAGCTGAACAAGCTGGTGAAACTGAACAAGATGGTGGTAAAAAGAAAAAGAAGAAGTCTACGACTAAGAAAAAGTCTACGACTAAGAAGAAGTCTACGACTAAGAAAAAGTCTACGACTAAGAAGAAGTCTACGACTAAGAAGAAGTCTGTGACTAAGAAAAAGTCTACGACTAAGAAGAAGTCTGTGACTAAGAAAAAGTCTACGACTAAGAAGAAGTCTACTACTAAGAAGAAGAAATAAATTATTTATTAAAGAATGCAAATAGAGGGCCAGGTGGTTCTTTATTTATTGATTTTTTTTTTCGACATCGAGGAATGTAATCATCTTCATAAGAATTAGTTATAGTCCCATCTTCTTCAATTTCAAATGTTTTAATATTATAATTTTTTTTTCTAAAATATGTTAATCGTCGTTTTGCTTGATTTGCAAATGACGAAAAATTATCAACAAAATCAACAATTAAATGATTGTTAATTTTACTATCTCTAAGAATTCTTCCAACTGCTTGAATGATATCTGATTTTGGGGTTGCCAAGAATAAAACGTTTAGGCTTTTAATATCAAGTGCTTCTCGTGCAATATGGAATGTTGCCAAAATAACTTGTTTAGTCATAGATTCTTCTCTTGCTTTTTGTTTCATTCCACCAACGAAATATCCGTATTCAACTTTTCCTTTAATATTTTTTTCAATGTCTTTTAATTGAGCAAGTCTTTCGCTTAATAGTAAAATTTGATTGTTTTTATTTTCAGTGACTTCTAATATTTTTGTACAAATAATATTAGTTCTTTTATAATATTCTGCAACTCTTGTAATCATTTTTGGGAGCATTGGTCGTCCTTTGTAATTAAGAAATACCTTTTTATAAAAATCATTATCAGATTGAATAATATATCTTTCAACATTAACATCAAATTCAGCCTTTCTTTCAATTTCAAGAAAAATATTACCAATATACCATGTTATTACTTTTGTAAGTCCATCTTTTCTTTTTGGTGTAGCTGAAAGACCTAACATATATTTTGAATTAATTTTTCTTAGTGCTTTTGAATATTCTTTGGTAGCAATATTATGACATTCATCAACAATAACGAACCCAAAATCATTAAATGTATCCGGTTCATAATCTTTTTTAGAAATACTTTTTAACATTCCAAGAGAAATATCAAAACCATCAACTTCAACTTTTTTTTGTTGAATTTTTCCAATTTTTAAACCAGGTAGAAATGTATTAATTCTTTCAATCCATTGATCCATTAAAAATTCTTGATTAACAATAACAAGACATTTTTTTTTTAATACAGATACTAAATATAATGCAATAACGGTTTTACCAAAACCACATGGCAAAGATAATAATCCGCCCCCAATATTATTAATTTGTTTTATACATTTATCTACAATTTCTTTTTGATTGTCTCTAATTGTACCATTGAATTCAACTTTAATATCTTTGCCATCACCTGTTTTAACTTCTGTTTTACCTAATTTATTAATACCATAAAATTTAGGAATATATAATCTTGTTTTTGATTCTTTATAAACTTTATATGGTTTTGCTTTTGTACCATAATCTTCATTAATATTAGGTTTAACAGTTAATTCTTTTTTAATTTCATTTAATTTTTTTTCTGAAAAATTATTTTTAAATAAAACATAACCTTTTTTTGAAATATATGAGTTCATGTGTATATATTAATATAATTAACTCTCTTTTAATCATTTTTTTATCTAATTAATTATAATATAATGAACACAATTTTAAAATTATTAAAATCATCAGTAAATTTGTTAGAACATAAATATATTAGAATGCCACTTATTGTTATTTTGATTATTTATGCAGCCGCTGTTGCACCAAATCTTAGCGGACATGTCAATGAAATTATGAACAATACTGTTGTTCGTATTTTTGTATTATTAGCAGTTGTTCTTCTTGCACATAAGGATATTGTATTAGCACTTCTTTTAGTTGTTGCATATTTAATGAGCACAGGTAAACTTGTTGAAAATCTTAAAAATAAAGATGATACCGAAGGTAAAAAGAAAGATGATACCGAAGGTAAAAAGAAAGATGATTCCAAAGGTAACACCGAAGGTAAAAAGAAAGAAAAATTTGAAAGTGAAGAAGAGTCGGATAACGATGAACCAAAATCAGCATCTCCTCAGGATTTAGACGAAAAAGAACTTGATGAAGGAGAAGAAAAGAAAGTTGAAATTGAAAACTTCGAAATAAGTAATGGCTGTAAACCAGATGGATATAATTCTCGGTACAATTGTTTTGATAACACAGGAGATGCATCCCCATGTTCGCCATGTGGTGAAGTTGGTGCATTTGATAATGAGATTGGTCCACAAGGATTAAGTCAAATGAATGGTTATCCTGGAACGGAATTCTCACAAGTATAAATAATATATTATTAAGTAGTTAAAAATATATTTATGATTAATTACCTTGTACCGGCATTACAGATGCACCCAGTTCATTCAATGCAGCATTAGCAATTTTGGCTGTATTAGCAATTTTTGCTGCATTAGCAACTTTGGCTGCAGCATTAGCAGCTGCATTAGCAGCTGCATTAGATGCTGGTCCATTCGTCAGTTCTATTCCAGATTGCCCATTATGACCAGTAACTGATGCATTTTTTGTACCAATGGGGTTTATTTCATTTACTATATTCCCAGCATTTTTCCCAGCAGATTTTGCTTTATCAATTGCTGTTTGTGAAACAAAACTTTTAAAATATTCAAAAGTTAGAATTATTATATTAATTAAAATAAATAAAGGAGCACCTACAACACCTGTTGCTATTTTCCAATAAGCCTTGTTGTGAAGTATATCCTGATAATATAATACCCCCCACGAAAAGATATAACCAATTAAAATAATCCAAAATATCGTACTTTTATAAAATGGAGTTGACCCAGTTGTTGTATCTTTTATTTTTGTTTCTAAATTTGTTACTATTTTAGGCAATGGATCACCACTTGATGATTTTTTTTTGGTATCATCGCTTTTACATATTTTTTTTCTTAAATCATCAACGGTTTGTATTGATTCAGAACCACTGCCTGAACCACTACCTGAACCACCTCCCTTAGTAAGGCCATCATTTAAATAATAATTAATATCTGATCGGATAATTGGTTTTTCAGATAAAATCATATTATAATCACTAACTTTGCTATACATTGTTGTTTTAAATGAATTAATAAAAGAAGAAGGGATAATAACGGGTGTTGTAAAAACAACAACACAAAATAAATTTGCTTTATCATATATTTCAACACCAGGTTCATCTGCAACATTAGTCAAATATAAAACAAAAGGACTATTTTTAGGAATAAAATCATTTGGAGAATAAGACTCACATGTTGCCGACGTGCTGTTAGGTGAATTCATACATTTATTAATTTCAGAAAATAAAGAATATTGAATTTTTCCTTCTATTGAAGAACCTTGTTGCAATAAAACACATAAATAAAGAA